AGGAACACCAATAAAAATTAATAATGTCGGTGTAAATGAATACAATATTTCTACAAAAGTTCAAAGTGTTGATATAAATGATCCGAAGAGATTTACATACTTACTTCCAGATTTTTCCAAATCTTTAATAGCAGAGCCACCTTTAACTAGTGGTGGTGGAAAAGCAACAGTAACTATTGAAACTGATACTGTATCTGGTGCATCACCATATATCTTTAACTGTTCTCTACGTTCAGTATATGGTATGAATGGTATGAAGGCAGATGGTAGTAAAGCATCTGGTTTCAAATCAATGGTTGTTGCCCAGTTTACGGGTATATCACTACAAAAAGATGATCGTGCATTTGCAAAATATAATGCTTCTTCTAGAAAATATCTCACACTTGATGCAACTAAAGTTGTTGGATCAACTCTTGCTAAGAATTCAGCTTCAACTAATTCAGAAACAGTTTATCATTTAGATTCTGGAGCAGTCTATAGACAAGGATGGGAAACTACTCATGTTAGTATTATAAATGATGCTATTCTTCAGATAGTTTCTGTATTCGCCATTGGATATAATAGGCATTTTACTGCAGAGAGTGGTGGTGATGCATCTATTACAAACTCCAACTCTAACTTTGGACAATTATCTTTAGTTTCTAAAGGATTTAAGAAGGAAGCATTTACAAAAGATGATAGAGCATTTATAACCAGTATAATTGCACCAAAAACAATTAGTTCTGATGAAGAAAATCTTGATTGGATATCTGTAGATGTTGGTGTAACTACTTCTGTTGCTAATCCTAAGAGATTATATCTCTATGGATATACAGATTCTGATATTGTCCCACCTATTCTTACACAAGGATATAGAGTAGGTGCAAAATTTGAAGATAAATTATATGTAGATTTTAGTTCTGTCAGTGGATATGCCACAAGTGAAGCACAGATCTTAATGACGAATAATTCGAGTAGTGGTTTTAATGAATATCCAGTTCTATCAGGACCAACAGGAAATAGATTTGCTCTAAATGCTCACAATCTATCAACAGGTGAAAAAGTTGTTGTAGTAAGTGATACTGGTGATTATCCAGAAAATATTGACGTAGATACTGTTTATTATGTTATTGATGACGGAGATAATAATCATATAAGATTAGCTTCTTCTAAAACAGACGCAGATAATTATTCTAACCTTGGCAGAGGTGATATTACTGTATATGGTGGAACCCAACTTAAGATTGTAAGTAGAATAACTGATAAAGTTGCTGGAGATATAGGACATCCAGTACAGTTTGATGATACTTCTACAGTTAAACAATGGTATATTACTGCATCAACTGATAATGATGTTTATACTGCTGTCACACAAATTGGTGTTAAGACTGATTCTGGTTTAGATTCATATACAGAACCATCTTACATAAAAAGAAAAGCAGACTCTAGAAGTTTAGATGAGAAAATTTATAAAGTTAGAGTTGTAATTCCTAAAGAATTATCTGGATCTAAAGATCCAGAAAATGGATTTGTTCTTCAGGAATCTAGCACTACTGGTGTTAGAACTGATAGTGATTTTAATCTTGCTTCTATAACAGACACTGATTATTTGTATGATAGAAATACAAGATTTATTAGTACATGTTCATTCTCATCTGGATCTCCTAAGTCTATAGTAAGTGTTACTTCAGATTTACCACATAATTTGAATGTCGGAGATCAAATTATTATTAAAAATGTAACTGACTCAACTAATCCAGTTGGATCAGCTAGTAGTGGTTATAACGGAACTCATATTGTTAAGGCAATTAACAATGATATGCAGTTCACATATGAAACTACTAAAACACTTGGACCTGCATTAACTAATGATCTTGATACAAGAACAGTTGATTTACCAAGATTTGAAAGAAATGATTTAAAATCAAACCTCTATATCTATAGAAATGAAACAGTACAGAGATATATTGATGGACAACAAAGTGGAATTTATCATCTCTATGTCTTAGGTGCTGATGTAGGAGTTACAACAGAATTTACAGATTTAAGATATAGTCAGAATGTTGTTAATTTATATCCTCAATTAGATAGAGATAATATTAATGAAAACCCAGAATCAGCAGAATCTTTTGCACTAAGATCTCCTCTTGGACAAGTTGCAACTAGTGATCTTAAAAAGAGTCTTACAAGAAAATCTGTTGATAATATAATTACAAAGTTTAATAATAAGTTTGTTATAGCAAATGAAAGTGATTTAAGTGTAATCGCAGGTATAGCGACTATTACATTCACAAGAGAGCACGGATTATCTGGTATTGCAACTTATGCTGCTATTGCAGGTGGTTCAGGACATACAAATGGAACTTTCTATAATGTAAAACTCTTTAATGAAGTTGGATTATCAAGTTGGAATGGTGCCACTGCTACTGTTGGTATATCTGGTGGAGCAGTTGTGAGTGTAGATATTGAATCTCCTGGTTCTGGATATCAAGATGCTGATGTATTATATGTTGATACTGCTGTTATTGGTGGAAGTGCCAATGCTACAGTAACACTTAGAGGTGATGGATTAACTGGATCTATTATATCTACGGGTGCTGGAATTTTAGATAGGGGTGCTGCAATTCAGGTTACTGGTATTGGAACTACGACTGGTGGTTATTATAGAGTAGTTTCTGTTCCTTCTAAAAATCAAATTGCCATAGCAAAAACAGTAGGAGATCCAATTAGTATATCTGGACAATATGTTCTTCCTACTGGTGCTGTTGGTGTTACTACTACTGGTGCTGGTGGATATAATGCTGTTACTGATATTGCTACGGTTGTACTTCCTTATGCTCATGGATTATTGGCTGGAGATAAATTTACTGCAAAAATAATTGATGGTAGTAGTCCTCCAGCTGAGTATACAGTTAAATCAAGAGTAGGTGTCAATACATTCACTGTTGATAAACCTAGACCTATTTTTGAACCTTCATATTCAGATGAGGACAAGCGTTACTACATCATTCCACACGGTTTATCTGCTAATAATAATGGTTCTGATAAATCTGAAGTAGATGCTGCTGTAAGAGGAGTTAAGTTATATGATAATGAGGTATTTACCTTTGATGGATTCCCTATTCCAACAGATAATACTACGATTCAGATAAGTTCTCCTACTTTGGGTATTGGAACTGAAAAGAGATTACCTTTAGGTTCTTATATTCAAATTGATAATGAAATAATGAGAATTTCCACTAATGCATTAAGTGGTTCTGGAAATAATAGATTGACAGTATTACGTGGTGCATTAGGTACTGGAATACAAACTCATGAGGCTGGATCTTTTGCTTATAAAGTAAATCCATTATCTATTGAGTTCCGTAGACCTTCAATTCTACGTGCTTCTGGACATACATTTGAATATCTTGGATATGGTCCAGGAAACTATTCAACAGGTTTACCACAAGTTCAAGATAGAACTTTAACTGAAAATGAAGAGTTCTTATCACAATCACAAGAGAGAGATGCTGGTGCAGTTGTCTATACTGGTATGAATAACAAGGGTGATTTCTATATTGGAAACCAGAAGAAATCATCACTAACTGGAGAAGAAACTACTTTTGATACACCTATTCCAACTATAACAGGTGAAGATCCTGCACGATTAAGTGTGGTATTTGATGAAGTTACTATTAAGGAACGTCTCATAGTAGAAGGTGGAAATTCGAAACAACTTCTTTCTCAATTTGATGGTCCAGTTACATTTAACAATCAAATTTTTGCTAAAGATAAAGCTACTTTTAATAAGCAAGTTAAAATTACTGACGAAACATCGTCAACATCTTCAACTACTGGTGCTCTTGTAGTTGCTGGTGGAGTTGGTATTGGAGGAGATCTACATATTGGTCCTTCAGGTAGTATTAATCTTCCTGATAATGTTAGGGCAAAATTTGGAGATGATGGTGATTTAACAATACATCATAATGGCAATAATAGTTGGATTCGTGATATGGGATCAGGATCTCTATATCTTGATACTAAAGAGGGTGATAATGTCAGAATAACAAGTGGTGGGTCTTGGTCCAGTGGATCTATGGCAAGTTTCAATAGAAATTCTTCAGTAGAATTGTACTATAATAATTCAAAGAAATTAGAAACTAGTGGAATCGGTGTAACAATAACAGGAGAATTATCTTCTAGTAGTTTAAATGTAAGTGGTATAACAACTGTTCACCAGTTAATTGTATATAATTCTACATCCCCAACTCAGCAAACTACCGTTAATGCTGGTGGTATTGAACTTAAAAAATCTATTGAATATGAAGAGGATGGAACTACTCCTAACTCAGGACCATTTATTGATTTTGTAAGAACAACAGGAGATTTTGATGCCAGAATCCAAATGGATGTTAGTGGTGGTGGATCTGGTGATGGTGATGGTGACTTAGTGTTTTTAACACCAACTTCTGGTTCTTTGCCAGTAGATGGATCTGTTACTGAAAGATTCAGAGTACAAAGAGATGGTGCTAAGGTCAATGGTGTCTTACGTGTTACTGATGATATTATTGGTTTCTATTCTGCATCAGATAAAAACTTAAAGGATAATATCACACCTATTGAAAATCCTCTTGCTAAGGTTCTTTCAATTAGTGGTAATACCTTTAATTGGAATGAAAAATCAGAGTTGGAAGGACAAGGTGATACTGGTGTAGTTGCACAAGAAATTGAAGCACTCGGACTACCTGGAATAGTCAAAGATCAAGAGTCTGGACACAAATCAGTTCAATATCATAAACTCGTTCCTCTCCTCATTGAGGCTATTAAAGAGCTTTCAACTAAGGTCGAAAATTTGGAACAAAAACTCCAAGATAAATAACTAAAAAAGTCATAAGATGGCAAATTATAGAAAGTCGTTTAATTTTCGTAATGGTGTACAAGTTGATAATGATAACTTTATAGTAAATCCGAATGGTTTAGTCGGTATAGGAACTTCCATTCCGACTGAATTATTGGATGTTAGAGGAACTGTTAAAGTTGTTGGGGTAGTAACGAGTACTGATTTATGGGTAAGTGAAAATGTATATGTTGGTGGTATTTCGACGGTTGGATTTATAACTGCATCAGATGCATGGGTTGCTGGAGTTGTAACTGCTACTAAATTTAAAGGTGATGGTAGTGAATTATCAGGATTAGCACAGGCAGCATGGAATATAACATCGGCAGGATTATCAACATTAACTGATGTTGGTATAGGAACTACAAATCCAGAATATAAGTTACAAATAGGGTATAATCCATCAACTGGTAGTGGAGTTGGTATTGATTCGACAGGAAATGGATATTTTAGTGGAATTGTCACAACTGGAGGATTTGAAACAACTGGATTCGTAACAACAGGAAATTTATATGTCTCTGGAGTTACTTCATATTTTGAAGATGTAACACTTTATGGTACAGGTGGTAATGTTCAATGGGATAGAAGTGAAAAAACATTAAATCTTACTGATAATGCAAAACTTACTGTTGGAACAGGTGGCACCGATCTACAAATATATCATGATGGCAGCCATAGTTACATATCTGAAGGCGGAACAGGAGATTTAAAGATAAGTGGTAGTTCATCTATTCAATTAAGATCAATTACTGGAGAAAGTTATCTTATCGTTAATGAGAATGGAGCTGTTGAGGCATATTGGGATAATAGTAAAAAATTCGAAACGAGTGGAATTGGTGTGACTGTAACGGGTGTTACAAGCACAACAGATTTATGGGTAAATGAAGACGTATATATTGCAGGAGTTGCTACTGCAACAACATTTATTGGTGCACTAACAGGAACAGCATCAACTGCCACAGCATCAGCAACTGCTTTTGGATTGTCAGGAACACCTCATGTTACTGTAGGGAATTTAATTGGTGCTGCAGCTACATTTACAAATCTTGAAGTTGATAATTATGCATTTAGTGTACTGAGCACAGGAAAAGTTGGTATAGGAACAAGCATTTCAACAGCAGATTTACAAATTAATAAATCTACTAATACATTGCTAGAAGTAATAACATCGAGTAATACTTCAAGTGTGAGTGTTGGACAATCTGTTGGTTTAGGTAATAGTAGTGGTGCTCTACAATTTAATTCAGGTACTCTAAAACTTAAAAACTATGATTTGGGTGGAGTAGAAGTTGAGTTACATGCTGGTACTGGAAGTGGCACAACAGAATCATTTAAAGTTGTACATGATGATAATACGAGATTTGAAACAACTTATGATGGTAAGATAGGTGTTAATCGTCCTGGAGCAACTTTATCACGTAATTTAGAAGTTGGTGGTAATGCTTACATAACTGAAGATTTAGAAGTTGTAGGTGTCATTACTGCAGGAGTTGGTTCCAATCAAATTACTTTCGGTGATGGTAGTTCTATTCCATTCTCATCAAATCAACAATTTAATATTACCAGTGGTATTTCTACATTTAATAATTTAATAATTGGACGTGATACACGAGTAGGTGGTTCTTCAACAATAAATGGAAATTTATTTGTTGCTGGAACTGTAGGATTTGGAACTGATGGTAGTGCTGGATTCATTGGTGGTGGTAAT